AACAAGATTGTTAAGGGTACAGAGATTAACGATGAGTTTGATGCGCTTCAGACAGCCGTTAACAGTAAGGCTAACACAAACAACGCTGCCCTCACAGGAACACCAACAGCACCCACAGCCACCGCAGGTACTAGCACAACACAAGTTGCTACTACAGCTTTTGTCACTACCGCTATATCTGCTGTCTCGTTGTCTGATGTGTACCCTGTTGGGTCTATCTACATGAACGCATCGGTTGCCACAAACCCCGGCACATTACTAGGGTTTGGTACTTGGGTTTCATTTGGCGCAGGTCGTGTTCTATTAGGAGAAGGCGATGGGTATACGGCTGGTGAGACTGGTGGCTCTAAAGATGCAGTAGTTGTTAGCCATACTCATACAGGGTCTACGAATACGGCTGGCAACCATTCTCACTCTTCCACCCAAAGTTTTCTTTCAAATATAACTACTCCGGGAGGTATTGGCACTGGTGGTGGTGATGGTGGTAGTTTTAGAGGCGTTTCAACAAATAGCGCTGGCTCTCATTCTCACACACTTACACTAGACTCTACTGGTTCATCAGGCACTAACGCAAACCTTCAACCATATGTCGTAGTGTACATGTGGCAACGTACAGCATAAGGAAATAAAATGGATCCAAATACATTTGCAACATTAGCCTCCGTAGGTTTAAACCTATTTGGGGCTAATCAAGCTCAATCTGCTGCACGTCAATCAGCACAGGATAACACTCAGGCAGCTAAGATTGCGGCTGAGGCGGCTAAGTTTAAGCCTTACTCAATCTCAACAGGCTTCGGCTCTAGCTTCTTTGATGAGGAGAAACAAGAGGCTGGTTATACTCTTGACCCTACCCTACAGGCATTTCGTGATGCTATGTACGGAGGGGCTGGTGAGTTTATGAGTCAGATTCAAACTGACCCAACCGCAGCAGCTCAACAGTATTATAACCAACAACAGGGGCTAATGGCTGGTGGTCGTGGTGCAGAGGATATGGCCTTACGTCAACAGCAACTCCAGTCAGGTCGTATTGGCCTAGGCTTATCAGGCGCATCTCAAGGTGCAGGGGCTGGTACAGGGTATGTTAACCCAGAACAGTATCAGCGTGATCTAGCTAGGGCACAACAAGATCAAGCACTAGCTGCCTCATCTACACAACTGGCTCAAGCAGATATTGATCGCGCTATCGGTCGTGGTACTGGCTTGTTACAGACTGGCTTGGGTATTGAAGAGTATGGTTTGAAGCCTTTGCAGATCGGTGCTGACATTGGTAACAAACAAGCGACCGCTGGTTATAACCAAGGGCAAATGTTGTTAGCTGGTGGACAGGCTGCTGCTAACGCTAACCTCGCAGGTGGGTTGGCTGGCGCTGGTATGTTTGGTAACCTCGGCGCATCGTTAATGAAACAAAAGTTCGGTTAAGGAGACAACATGGCAAGTGAAATTTTAGGGTTGTTCGGTGGTCAAAACCCACAACAACTACGCAATGCGGCGCTAGACTCCATGCTGATCTCCCCTACTCAAATGGGTAGCCAAGGGTTATTGCAACAGGTTGTCTCTATGGGGCAGAATGCTGGTACGATAGCTGGTATGGGCGCTGGTCGCTTAATGGGCGGTAAAGTGGCTGGTGAGGTGGAGGCTTCTTACCTTGAACAAGCTATCCAAGCAGGTCAAGCTGGTAAGACACCCACTGAGAAGATGGAGCTTGTTGCCTCTTTCTTGGAGGATAAGCCGGGCATGGGTGCTCAGTATATGAAGGCTTTGTCCGAAGCTCGTCGCTTAAAGGCTGAAGACTTTACGATGGAAGATGCTCAGTTCAAGCGTGATAACAGAACACGAGACATGAAAGAAACCCGCATGGTTCCTGATGGCTTAGGCGGCACAACACCTAAGCAATTCTACTGGACTGAAACGTATAACCCAGAGACTAAGAAGTTTGAGCAAGCTACAGCACCATCTACTCAACCTCCTCCTGCTGCTGGTGCGTCATCTGCTCAAGAACAAGCTAAAGCAGAGTTAAATAAACTTAATGCTACCTCGAGCGCTCCCCCTGCTGATAACACATTAGGAGGTGTGATTGATGCTGCGGAATCAAGGGTTAATATGGCTCCTCTTAATCAGGAAGCAGACATAGAACGTGCTGGTTACAACAGTGCAGCAAAACAGGTCGCTGAAGAAGATCGAAAAATAAAAGAGATGTCTGATGCTGAAAGACTTACACCTTATGTTATTTCAACACTAATGGCAGCCGATGCTCGATGGATATTAAGAGAGCATTTTGAATTCCTCAATGACGAGCAGAAAAGAGCACTACGGCAACGTATAGCAAAGGGCGATACTAGACCTCCTCGTCGCCCTGCACCTTCCGACCCCGGTGATCTAAGTGGTTCGCGGTTGTTATAAAGAAAGTTAATATGGCAGAAATAGACTACTCACTAATCCCTAAGCGAGACTTAGAAATATTAGCAACAGGTACGTTTGAGGGTGTGTCTAGAGAAACACTTCAGTACATGTCCGGCGAGGGAGGTAGTTCTTGGGATGCTTTTTCTACCAACGCTGAAAGGGGGTTAACCTCTTCCTTGCGTGGGCTAGGTATCTTACAGCCGGATGAGGCAGCAGACTTGCAATCAGAGCAAGAGAGCCGGATGCTGTTGGAGACTAATCCCTACGCTGGTTGGGCTGGTTTGTTAATAGGCTCTGCCCTTGACCCTGTAACCCTCCCTGCGGCTATCCTGAAGCCTTTAGCCATTGGTGGTAGGATAGCTACAGGTGCTCTTCGTGGCTCCGCTGGTGGTGCGTTTGGTGGCCTCCTTGACCCTGTGTATGCAGACATGGGTGATAGTCGTGTCCTTAACGTGGTTGGTGGTACTGTCCTTGGTGGCGCTCTCGGTGGTGTAGTTGGTAAGTTCTTCGGTAAGAGTGGTGAGAAGGCGGGGTCAGAAGCTGAGGCGGATGCTGCTAAGATTTTAGACGCAGAAGACCCAGCTAAGGCCATTGACGAGGTAGCGGCTAAGGCTGATGAACCTGTTATCCCTGTGCCCGAAGGTGCTGTGTTTAACAAAGAGTCAGGTATCTTTGAGACGTTTGCTGAGGAGACACCGACTGTTAACATGAACATGCCACGTCAATTGGCAGGGGCTTCGCCTCGGTTTAACAAGTTTACCACAGGCTTTGATAATGATATTGACAAGGCTCTTTACATCGTAGGTAACAGTACCTCCAAGAGTGCCCAACATGACGCATACGTTGACTGGTTAAAAGGGATTACTGGGTTAGATGATGATGGTGTTAAAGCCGCTGCCCGTAGTGCTCGTGCAGAACTGGTTAAATCCTTCGGTCGTGCTACTCCTGATGCTGAGGGTCGGTTGCTTGCTGAGCCTTCTTCTATCGCTCAAACCCTTAGCCAACAACTAACAGCACCACGTCAAGTAGCTACCCCTGTTAAGCCGACTGTCACAGTCAAGGATGGCTTGGACGATAAGGATTTAGCCCTGCTTGAGAAAGCTGGTGTTAAGGTTATCGTCGGTCGCAATGGTAACTTGATTGTGCAGGACACTTTTGCCTCTAGTAAGGTGATGACAAACGGTGAGTTTATACGCCGTATGGAAGCTGCTGGTATTGGTATTGACCTCCCTGCCTTCCGTAAGCGTACAAAGGCTGAGGTTGAGGCTAACAAGGCCGCTGAGCGTGAGCAGATGATGTCTCCTGAGTTTTGGAGCCGTCAAGAGCCACCATCAGCAGACCGTGCGCCAGTGTTTGACCGTCAGACTTGGACAGGTGTTCAGCCGATGTCGGAAGGCACAAGGGCTGCATGGACTAGACCTCCCCGTCCTACTAACCAAGCTCCTAGTATGGAGGGGTTACAAACTGGTGCTCCTCGTGAGGGGGATGCGGCTGGTGCTACACGCGCTAAGCCCTCAAGCATCTACGGTTCAGACCTTGCTCCGGGGATAGCTAACATGTCTCCCACTGAGCTGGCTATGCGCTCCACGATGATTGAGCCAGAAGAGGTTATGAGGATGATGCCCCCTTCAGTCAGAGCAGCAGAAGAGGCTAAGCACCCCACAGGATTGGCTGAGTACTTAAGCAAGGGTCAAGTGCGACTGAAGGAAATCTTAAGGGACAATAACAACATCGTAGAGTGGATGCTGGCTAAGAGTAGAACCAAGCGACCAATGAGCGAAGAGGATGCTGGAGCCTTTGCACCCTTCTATCATCAAGCTATGGCAGCTCGTGAGGTGGTGTTAGATAAGGCAGTGGCTCACCGTGCTGCTGGTGGTTCTTTTGAATCAGGTGAAGGTGCTAAGTTAGCTGAAGACTTATTGTACTACACTGGCATCGCCCTGTTTAAGAAGAATGAGGGCAGTAAGGCTGGTCGTGCCCTAAATGCTTTCCGGTTACTATCTGAGAAGGCGCGTAAGGGACAGACTATTAAGAATATATTTCCGGGAGTGGCTTGTTAATGGCAAAATTAGATAGCGAAGCATGTGCAATTAGCATTGATGAGATGCTAGACGCAAGAGAAAAGTACAAGAACGTAGACCCCGAGAAAGCTGATGAGATAATTGGGTCTATGGTTGAGAGATCGCTTGAGGGTAAGAAGCCTAACATAGGCATGAAGCTCAACGAGTACTTAATCAACGGTATGTTGTCGGGTACAGGCACTCCTGTGGTTAACACCATCGGTGGTGGCATCCAGACGATTATGAAGCCTCTCTTGAACCTCATCGATGCCTATGTACCTAAGAAGGGTGTAACGCCCGTACAAGCCCAACGAGAGCGTCGAGCAGCTAAGGCAGCAGTGTCTGCCCTTATGGATGGGTGGAAAACGGATTTAGTCTTCTTGTCTCGTGGGTTTGGCACTGGGTTGCCTGTTGACTTTAAGATAACCCCTAAGACCCTAGGCATGTCAGAGAAACAGTTTAACCAGTGGTTAGTAGACTCAGGGGCTGCCCCCGACATTGATGGTAAGGTTAACCCAGAGCTTGCCCGTCGAGCCTTGGGTGAAAGCTACGACTACATGACTCACGCTATTGGTGGTAAGACAGGTAAAATTGTACGCCTACCCACTAAGCTAACTGTCGGTATCGATGAGTACTTCAAGGCACGTCTACGCTCACAGCGGATGATGAACTACCTAAGCAAGAAGGCATCGCTGGATGAGGAGAAGGGGTTAGGTTCTTACGATGACTTGTACCAGAAGTATAAGAAGGAAACCTTTGCTAACGGTAAGTCTGAGGAGTTGTACGGGAGCATGGATCGGTTTGAACAGATAGTTGGCGATGAGTTTGATACCGCTATCTTTGATGTTCGTAACTACGCTGTCGATGGTACGTTCCAAGCTAAGCTTCAAGGGATGCTAAAGAAGATTTCTGAGGCTAAAGGCGAAGGTCGTACCCCGGCTGAGGTGTTCTTAACCCAGACAATCCCCTTCCTGCGTACCCCTTGGAACATCTTCAAGGAGAGTGCTGGTTACATCCCCGGTGTTGGTGTTGTTGTCCGTCCCACAAAGACTGTAACAACCAAGCGTGTCCGTGAGGCATCAGATGGGACAGAGGTAGTAGACTTTGTTACAGCCAACGAGAACATGTCCAAGATGGATATGATTCCACGGCAGCTTGTAGGCTTCGCTATCACAGGCGGGGTGTACCAGTTATTTGACAACGAGCTAATCACAGGCTCTATGCCTACCGACCCTGCTGAGCGTAACACATGGAAGTCATTAGGCAAGCCAGCTACCTCAATCAAAATTGGGGACACATGGGTTGACTACTCTCGTGCTGAACCGCTGGCAACAGTGCTTGGTATGATGACTGACTTGTTCGCTGAGCAAAAGCGCATCATGGATGGAGAGGTTCAAGCAGGTAAAGAATGGGAGGACATTCAGAAGAAAGCGTGGGCATCTGTCAAAACCAACATGCTACAGAAGACCTTCATGCAGGGCTTTGCTGACCTGTCTGACGCCTTGTTTGCCAATGACACTACAAGGGCACAGGGGTTATTAGACAACTACGCTAAGCGCTTCATACCTGCCCTGTCTAACACGGCGGCTCGTGCCTTAGACCCTAATGAGCGTGAGGCTGTTAGCACAATCGAGAAGATGCAACAGCGTATCCCCGGTGCTCGTAACCTCCTACCTAAGAACTACGGGTTGGTTAATGCTGATCCTAACAACCCTAACCCAGAAGCGCTCCAGACGAATATGTCACAAGCAATCTCTGGTGTTGCTGTGGATGGTGCACAGACAGACTTCCAAAAGAGGTTGAGCGACATAGGGTTCTCAGTGTCAGCAGTGTCTCGTAAGGTTGGGGGTAAGGAATTGACAGCTCAGCAGTACAGCGACTACAAGCGTTTTATTAACCAGATAGCAACTCCTGTATTCCGAGATGCCTTACCTAACTTGGAGAAGATAGGGAACAAGAAGACAGCAGAGTTTGCCATTGAGAAGCGAATGATGCCGGGTATAAAGAGAGCAGCGTTAGGCCAGCTACGACAAAAGTATCCTGAGCTAACCGAAGCAATTAGAGAAGATAAGGTTTTCCAGAGAATAGGAAACCAGTAACAACAAAGCCCCTAAGCAGTGATGCCTAGGGGCTTTTTTTTAGTCTTCTATTTCTAAGACTTCAGGGTCTAGCTCAGAGAACTCACCGATGTAGATGGAGAAGAAGGGGACACGAATGATAAGCCCCTCATAGGCGGCTACAAACCTACCCTCATCATCCCCTACCACATGGCAGATGTTGTCGTTATGCTCGATGTCGAAGCCAATGCCTAGACGCATGTTGATGTTAATCATTTACTATCCTCATGGTTAAGTCTAGCGATGATGTAATTCTTAACCAAGCTACTACGGACAATATCAGCCACTGAGAACTCAATCTCTGTAAACTCCTTCATCGAGCGTAGGATGGTTAAGAACTCAAGCAACCCACTCTTATCATCTCTCTTCTTCAAGTCCACCTGTCGATAGTCACCGCATAAGAAGAACTTAGACGTGTGACCAATACGGGTGATGATGGTATCTAGCTCGTGCATCGTACAGTTTTGACTCTCATCAAGGATAACGATAGCATTGTTAAACGTAGTCCCTCGGATAAAGGAGGTGGACAGGAACTCGACATAACCCTGCTCCACCAACCGATCCCAAGCGTCTTTACGTTTAAACAACTCAGCCGCTATCTGCTTGTACGGCTCAGTAAACTGGTTCATCTTCTCCTCGGCATCACCCGGTAAGTGCCCCATCTCCCTACTCTGCACACTACTACGGATAATAACCAACTTACCGTAGGGGTTGCTTCGATCCATAACCTCCTCAAGCGCCTTGTAGAAAGCGATGTATGTCTTCCCCGTACCAGCTACACCAGACAGCGCACAGAAGTAGTGCCCCTGCTGGTATGCGTCAAAGAACTCCTTCTGCTTATCTGTCTTAGGGCTGATGGTTAGCATATCATCTAACTTCATCTTTAGCCCATGTTGTGGTTTAGACTCTGAATCTACTGCTCGTTTCTTGGTTACCATTAAGCTGCCTTACCCCATACGTCATCCCATGTGCCCTCAGTAGCACCCTTGGAATAATCTGTTACACGTTGTTCAAAGAAGTTAGTGTGGCTTACGCCTAGCATACCATCCACCCAAGGCAGAGGATTCTTCTTCACCTTAAACACACCTTTCATACCCATACTAATCAGGCGACGATCAGCGATGTAGCGGATGTACTCCTTTACCTCTTCTGCTGTCAGCCCCTCTACGTCATACATGCCGAAGGCTAGGTCAATAAACTTATCCTCTAGCGCCACCATCTCCTTAGCGATTTCCTTCACACGGTCGCTTGAGCTATCTTTAGGGTTCTGTTTAACCCAATCACGATAGACCTTAATCATCCCCTCAGCGTGTTGCGTCTCATCCACGATAGACCAAGCAATAATCTGGCCTAACCCCTTGAGCTTACCGTGACGGGCAAAGTTAAGGAGCATAACAAAGGAGGAGAACAGTTGCATACCCTCACCAAAGGCGCTGATCGTGGCAATCTTCTCTGCCATCGGTGCGTCGCCTAGGTTCTGGTAGTACTCATGCTTCTCCACCATCTCACCATACTGTAGGAACTCGTTGTAGGTACTCTCAGGCAACCCCAGTGTTTCAATCAGGTGAGCGTAGGCGGCGACGTGCAAAGCTTCTCGTCCGGCAAAACCACTCATCATCATACGCACCTCTGGTTGCTTGAACACGGGGAGGTAGTGTGTGTAGTACCCATCTCCAATGTCCAAGTCACCCTGCACAAAGAAGCGTAGGATTTTGGTTAAGAACTCCTTCTCCTCCTTCTTCAGCTTCTTCTGGTAATCCTTTAAATCTTCCCCCATCGGAACCTCTGAGTGTAACCAGTGGCTCTGCTCATGTTGTAACCAAGCATCGTATGCCCAAGGGTATTTGAATGGCTTGAATGTATTTCTCTCGTCTGTCAATTGTGGCTTCATTACCAGTGTCTCCATGTGTTAGCAATAATGTGTAGGCAGGTGACTATCTCTAGCCACCTTATCCAAGTTAACCTTCGCAAGCTAAGCATGTCTCTCCATTTGCGATAGCTGTCATATCAATAGTCTCCTCTATACGCTGGCGTTTAACCTGAGCACCGACCTTCTCTGCCTTACGCACCTTGTCAGAGCGTAGGTAGTACAAACTCTTCAACCCCTGCTTCCAAGCCATAAAGTGTACAGCATGTAGATAGGCAATGGTTGTATTAGGCTGGAAGAATAGGTTAACACTCTGTCCTTGGTCAATAAACTCCTGCCGATCTGCTGCCAACTCTACCAACCATCGCTGGTCAATCTCCATCGCTGTCTTGAATACTTCCTTCACATCCTCTGGTATGTCCAGATGCTGAACGCTACCGTCATGTGCGATGATAGAAGCCCAAGTGTCATCGTTGTCCAACCCTAGCTCAGCCAGCCGCTTAACAAGGAAACGGTTACGGTAGACATGTGCCCCACTCAGGGTATCCTGCCTAAAAACATTTGCTCGATACGGCTCAATGGATGGCGAAGTGTTACCCATAATAAGACTGGAAGAAGCATTGGGAGCGATAGCCATATGATGACTAAACCGACGCTCAATGCCATACTCAGCTGCATCCGGGCAAGCGCCTCTTTTAAGAACAAGGTTATTGTCTGCACGTTCGCACTCCTTCTTTATATACTTAAAAATATCACGGTTAGTCAACTTAGACATAACCCCATCAATAGCCATCCCGCTCTTCTGCAAGTAGGCGTGGAACCCTAGAGTACCAAGTCCAACAGACCTCTCACGGGAAGCAGAGTAAACTGCGCGACGAATATGGTGAGGAGCGTTATCGAGAAAATAGTTAAGCACGTTATCAAGCATCTCCATAACATCCGGTATAAAAAGATCAACACCTCGCCAATCATCGTAGTACTCCAAGTTAAGGCTAGACAGACAACACACTGCTGTTCTGTCAGCACTGGTAGGCAGGAAGATTTCAGTACATAGGTTAGACCCATTGATCTTTAAATCCTGCGCCTGTAACCACTCAGGCATATCCCTGTTAGCCGTATCAATGAAGATGAAGTATGGCTCACCTGTTGTCATACGCAACTCTAACATCTTCTGCCACAAGTACTTAGCACCCACTACCTCAGCCACCTCACCGTTCGCAGGGTTAACCAACTCCCAGTCATCGTTGGCCTCCGGGTCTTTCATGCAACGCTCAATCACCTGCATAAACTTGTCACTGATATTAACACCATGATTGAGGTTCAGTGTCCTCATGTTCTGGTCACCAGTGGGCTTACGCATCTCCAAGAATTGAATGATGTCAGGGTGAGATACATCCAAGAATGCAGCATAGGAACCCCGACGTGTACGACCCTGACGGTATGCCAGAGAAGACGCATCATACATCTTCAGGTGCGGCATCACCCCAGTAGATTTATCATCACTGTTACGGATACCAAGGTGAACACCAACCCCGCCTCCAAGCATTGATAGCCAGTTAGTCTCAGACAGATTAGCGACCAAACCTTCTGCGCTATCATCCATATAATTGAGAAAGCAAGAGATAGGTAACCCACGCTTACTACGACCAAAAGAAAGAATGGGAGTGCTATAAGACAACCAATGCTTAGAGCTGTACTCGTATAATCTCTGAGCGTGTTCAGGGTTGCTTGAGAAAGCTTCTGATACAAATGCAAACCTTTCTTGTGGGCTAACTTCATCATCTTTCATGTAACTTTCTTTGAGACGCTGTAACCCCAAGGAGTCAAACAGGCTATCCCGTGTTAAATCAATCTTAATTGTCATCCAATATTTCCTCTAGGTAATCGGCACGTTCTTCAATGGCATCCATAAACTTGGCAACGAGATCAGTACTACGAATGTCTAGTAGTTCCAATATCGTCACCTCGTCTAGGCGCTCTAGTTTATCACAAATGTCAGGCAGGGTGAGCATATTTCTTTTGTAGGTAGTTCATCGACAAGAACATCTCATCGAACGCACCATCCTCCACTTCGTTTAACACCACTAACCCACGCCAGTGTTTGTTGCTTAGTTGATCCATGTAGTCCTCATCATGTAGATAGAAGCTACCCGCAATGATACCACAGATTGCTTTCCCATCTGCCCTCTTCCCATACGCTACCTGCTTGCCCTGCTGATGGCCTGCCACACACGACATATGAAGTTTGTTAACGATGACAGTCGCACTGGACGCAGGTCTTCCCATAACACCAACAGGCCAGTAATGACAAAAGCCCACACCGTTAATGAATAGAGGTCTAAGGAACTCATGTACTTCCCAATCTTTCTCGTACTCCAGATCAGCTACACTAATAGCCCCTTCAAGTATAGGGTTATTAGCTACTGCTCTGTTGATACGGTTCTCGTGGTTACCTAATGTCATCACCATGCGGGGCTTGTAAACCTTAGTCTTGTTAGCTTTCTGACTGGCTTGCAAATCCCGCAACGGTTTCAACAGCTTCTTCATCCCAATCTTAGCGAAGGCAATGTCATCCTTATAACGCTTGCCCTCGAAGTATTTGCTGCCCACCTTATCGTGCGTAGACAGGGATGGCATGTCGGCAAAGTCTCCTATGTTAACCACCACGTCAGGGCGATAGTCACAGATAGCTTTACCTGCCCACTCAAGATGTTCTGTCGGAATCCCCGGCTTGACTTGACAATCAGGTATGACAAGTATCTTAGTCAAATTGTTTCTCCCACGCCTCATCTAACATTTTGTCAACCTTCTCATACACTCCGACATAACCGCAAGAGTCTAGGAAAGAAGCAAACTGTCGCATAACGTCATCCCATCTGGCGTCCTCCTCGCAGGCATAGAATAACTCTGAGCTAGTCTCCACGCTAGGACGTGAGCAATTCTTCTTAAAGTGGTAATACTGTTTATCCATTCTTCTCTCCATAAATGCTAGGGAATAGGTCAGTCAATATATCCTTACACTGATCTGCTACTTCCCTATGTTCTTTTTGTGTTGCCTCGTCACAGCGAATGTCCACATAGTGCATCCAACTCCGCAACGTCCCGTTCATGTACATCCGACTATTGGTTAACCCTTCAGGCAGAATCTTACGCGCTACCTCCTTCGCTATCCCGTTGTTCAGAGCAGCTCCGTACACCCCTCTAGCTTGCGCTATCAGGCTACGTTGCATCTCATCCCACCAGCGCTGTAACTCTCTGTCCTCGGTAGGCAAGGAGTTCTGTCGGTTCTTCTCATCCTGTAACCGCGCCTCACTGCACTCCATCTCCAAAGCCTCGGCATACCGCTGGCTAAACTCTTGGAAGCTGAACGACCGATGCCGCAGAATCTGTCGTGCTATGTCCCGTGTTACCTCAATCTCCATGCAAACATTAACCATCTCGAAGGGTGACCAATGCTTGTTATTCATCAGGTAACGCAACAACTTCGGTGCTGTCGCTACGTTACTCTGATTCTCTGGGTTTGAGACACGAGCCATATAGGCAACCATCTCTTCAGCATGAGGTGTTACCCACATTAGCTTTACGTTCATTTGTTCTTAACCCTTTCCTTACGCTCTTCTGCTGTCTTCTGCTTGTGGCATGGTTTACACAACACCTGCAAGTTCTCAGCCTCACAGTAGAGCCTGTTCATGTATGTCCACCAGTCTTGGAAGCCCTCCTGCGGGGATACAACGGGTTCAATATGATCCACTTGTACATCCCTAGCCACGAAGTAATCCGTACAACTAGCGCACTTGTAATGCTCAGCCAACCGTCCCGACCTCTTGTTAATAACCCGACCAATCGATGCTGCTTTTAAAGCCTTCCACTTAGGTGGGAAGCGCTTCATGTAGGCACGAAGGGCAGAGATTATAAACGCTCGAAACCTAGCCTCAGTCCACTCTCCATCGTTATACTCTCTGTTGCTCATACTGGTATAACAACTGAGCGAAGCCCTCTACGAATCGCTCGTCATGGTCACGCTCACCCATCGTAAACAAGATTGCATGGACAACCTCATGTAACAAGGTGACATCTCGCTCCTGACCCTTTAACTTATTACTTAATAGAATTCTACAGGTGTCGGGGTTAGTGCATCCCAAGTCAGGCATCGCACTCTCCACAACTTCCCACGTCATCCCCGCTAATTTAAACTTCTTCATTAGGTGGCTCCCACATTTGATCCGCTGTCCGGCGTAGCCACAACAACCTACCGTTCTCTAACACACGCTCTGCGCCCATCGCCTCCACACAACACGCATAGAACTCTTGCTCCGTCTTTAGCTCGGCAAGCATCTTTGTCGCAGTTACTTCCCCTACACGGTGAATTCCCTTGATGTTGTCGGCTGAGTCCCCCATCAGTATCTGTTTGTAGAAGAAGCGCAACCCGTCCTCTGGTGTTACTTCCTTCTTTACCTTCTTCACAAAGTTGTAATGCCATCCCGGAACCTGCATAAAGTCTTTGTCAATTGATACGATGAGTCCTTCACCCTTCAGCTCTGTTGCTCGTATGGCAATGTCGTCATCCGCTTCCTGCCCATCACTGACGATTGCACCCCATGCCGTTTGTAAATATTCCCGTAGGAGAGGTAGGTGCTTCGGCTTCTTAACATCCTTCCTGTTGCCCTTGTAAGGGGCTGTTACCGCTATGTCATAACGAAAGTTCTGTTTACCAGTGAGGAATAACTCGTGCTCCTCGCAGTCTAACAGATCAAACATTAACATATCTTCGAGATACACAGCCATCGTCTCGATAGCCGTGTTCTCATTTTCTTCCTCAGTAACAGCGCCTACTCGGTAGCATAGAATGTCGCTATCGATCAGCGCAATCATTTACAGCAGATCGTCTTCAGAGATAAGCTCACCCACTGGTTCGCCGCCGTACTCAAGCATGTCTGTAATAACCAAACGCTTGAGGGCAGGAGAGACGCCCTTCTTCTTCTGGTATGCCCATGCGTATGTCCCCACAAGCGCGACACCCTTCGACCCGTTACCTACCTGTGCATCAATCTGAGAACCACCATCGTCAAAAGCATAGATAGGACGGGTACTCTTGCAGGTAATGTACTTACCCTTACCATCTTTAAACTTAACCTCTAGGCCAATGTCCTGCAACGCTTCGGCTGCTTTGTCTGATAGGTTACACAAGTCCACTTGAAACTTGCCACTCATATCGTTAACCTTGTCAAGGTATGCCCACATAATGTCTGCTTTGATTTTTACTGCATCTGTCATAATAATTCCTTAGTGTTTAGTTACTCTGCCTTCGTCGGCAATCTGATAAAATTCTGATGTGATAAAGGCTAGGAGGTCTAGCACTTCCATCTCATCCATGTTTTGGCTAAAGGTTAGGCTCACTGCACCCTCCTTCTCTGTAATAACGATCAGCGAATCCGCATCCTTTACCACAGTATCCAAATCTACTTCTTCTTTCAATGCGTATCCTTCCAATTAAAACCTACATTGTAATCTCCTGTTAAAGGACAGCGGAGATTGTAGTGCTTTCCAGCCTCTGCAATTGCCTCTGCTGCCATCTTACCGACACGCTCTGCATCCTCTTGCGGGACTTCTATCTGCCACTCATCATGTACATTTGCACAGAATGAAGCGTTTATTATACCACACTTTAGCTTCTCGTGCAATATAACCAACGCTTTTTTCATAACAATTGCACCTGCACCCTGTAACAAAGAGTTTAATGCTGCGTGTTCTGAGCGCACCATAATGTGCCGCCCATCTAACCCACGAATCCAACCCCTTGCTGCCGCCTCAGTGACTATCTCCTTTAGACGTTCAAGTGCTGGTGTCTTGCGAAAGAAAGTCTCCATGATGCGATGCCCTTGTCTGGAATCACCACCGATGATAGAACCAATCTTACCTGCTCCAGCCCCATACAACAAAGCATAGATGAAGGTCTTGGCTGTATCTCTATCAGGAAGGCCAGCCGCCCTCATGTTAACTGTGTGTATGTCTGTCCCGTCTTCCTTCTTCCCGTGTACCACAGTGTTGATGTACGCCTTGTCCTGCATGTAATGGGCTAACATCCGTAGCTCAAGCCCACTAGCATCTGCACCGACCAGCTTGTTACCAACCTCCACAGTCCACAACTCTCTGCACTCCTTACCGTACTCACTCCCGCTTGAGGGTACTTGTGCCATGTTAGGGCTGTGATGCGTCATACGCCCCGTCACGGCTCCGTTTGTTATCACCCTACCATGCACCCTACCATCAGGTTTAACCACGTCAAACCAGCTACTCACCTGCGAGATGCGTTTCTGGAGCATTAGATACCGGGCAATTAGTTTAGCCTCTGGTAAGTCAATGCCCTCTAACACCTTCTCGTTGATGATGGTACTCCCCTTCTCAGTCTCCTGCGTAAACTTAACACCGAGGGAGGCAAGCCTCTCAGCAATCTGTTGTCTACTGCCGGGATTGAAAGGGGTTACCTTATCCTTCAGCTCTTTCCCTGTCTTCTCGCTTGTACGCTTCTCCACAATTGGAGGAAACGTAGCTTGCAACTCACCTTCAATATCAGCAACCTCGCCTGAAAGCTGTGCCAATAGAACCCTACCCTTAGCCTCATCAAATCTAAACCCATGCCTTTCTTGCTTGCACACGATAGCGGCAACTTCATGCTCAAGCTGCACACTCTCACCCCACTCAACCAACTGTTCCTCTAAGTACTTGTACAAGTCAACAGTTACTGACACGTCCTGTCTACAATAAAAGCGGTTAAGGCTATCAATTGGATCGTCATAAGGAGCAGTAGAAATCTTGTCATATTGTAACCCTTTCATCCAATGCCAAATGCGTGTGTACTCAACCTTGTTATTCCCCAGTCTCTTCCCCCATGCCGCCAAACTGTGACCGTTTTCGATAGAGGGATTGAGTAGCCTTGACATTATCAAGGTATCTCTCACTTTCTTCAAGCCAATCCTCGTCCCCCAAAGCCTGTTGAGCACTGGTGCGTCGAAGCCGATCAAGTTGTGTCCGATCAATCTCTCTGCTTTGTTTATTAAGGGTATGAGTGTATCCGGTTTTGTGTGACATATGTATTCGCCTGTCTCGCTGTTATGGGTATAGCAAAGCCATATCTTGGTCTGCTTGCTGTCTGTCTCGATGTCGAGAACTAAGTTCACATTACTTTCCTTTCGCTAATTCAATCTCCACTAGTTTAGCATAACCACCCACGTCGTGCCAACTATCATCACCGGGATTGAAAGGGGTCACCTTATCCTTCAGCTCTTTCCCTGTCTTCTCGCTGACACGCTTCTCCACAATTGGAGGAAACGTAGCTTGCAACTCACCTTCAATATCAGCAACCTCGCCTGAAAGCTGTGCCAATAGAACCCTACCCTTAGCCTCATCAAATCTAAACCCATGCCTTTCTTGCTTGCACACAATAGCGGCAACTTCATGCTCAAGCTGCACACTCTCACCCCACTCATCTAACTGTTCCTCTAGGTACTTGTACAAGTCAACAGTTACTGACACGTCCTGTCTACAATAAAAGCGGTTAAGGCTATCAATTGGATCGTCATAAGGAGCAGTAGAAATCTTGTCATATTGTAACCCTTTCATCCAATGCCAAATGCGTGTGTACTCAACCTTGTTATTCCCCAGTCTCTTCCCCCATGCCGCCAAACTGTGACCGTTTTCGATAGAGGGATTGAGTAGCCTTGACATTATCAAGGTATCTCTCACTTTCTTCAAGCCAATCCTCGTCCCCCAAAGCCTGTTGAGCACTGGTGCGTCGAAGCCGATCAAGTTGTGTCCGATCAATCTCTCTGCTTTGTTTATTAAGGGTATGAGTGTATCCGGTTTTGTGTGACATATGTATTCGCCTGTCTCGCTGTTATGGGTATAGCATAACCAAATCTTGGTCTGCTTGCTGTCTGTCTCGATGTCGAGAACTAAGTTCACATTACTTTCCTTTCGCTAATTCAATCTCCACTAGTTTAGCATAACCACCCACGTCGTGCCAACTATCATCATAGAAGGGGTCACCATTGACAATACGCGCCAGCTTGTTGGCAATCAAGTCCAAGCTCTCCTGCATATAGGGTTCCATCCCATTCCAACTAGCACCCCCACGCATAATATCTTTTAACCATTGCGATGTGGCTGACACATTCTTGTACTCACCGTAACGATTCTCACGCTGGTCTAGCGTCTCTGTTACATCCTTCATAAACTTAATCCCTCCTGCGGCTTCGCGCATTGACATCTCACGGTCTTGAAAATACTCCCAGTCACCTTCCGGGATTAGCTCATTCAACTGTACAAAAGATGGGGTAATCAAAACATCCCCTTCAAATCAGGCTTACGATAATGCTCACCCTTCTTAATCTTACCATGCTCATCGAACTCAGGGTAGCCCTTGTAGTTAAACTTAGACCAGTTACTTTCGTTAACCTCAGTTACCGCTGCATTCATATCCATCTTAGCGCACACCCCAACACCGACAGCCGTAACAATTTGATCTGCTAACGAGTCAAGTAGCGGCTCACGATCTATGGATGATACAGTCTTATCACCTGCCTTCAATGAGTCAGCGAACTCCTCTAAATCATCAAGCGCCCTAGCCAAGTCACTGTTAGCATTTATGTTCAACGAATCCATCATCTCAATGAACTCCTCAATGTGACAGCCTATCTGAACATCTAGGTCACGCTCTGTTGGTTCTGGTCGTGCTCGTTTGTGCCATAGGGTTATGTTATCAATCATCTTGTTCCTCCGGGTTAAGGCGTTTAGCATCCTCAATCCCCGCTTGAAGTGCGGTTAATATACCTAGCCTTGTCAGCGCATCCAACGCCTCTGGTGGGAAGTTGAATTGATAGTCTGCACTACCATCCTCGTTCTCACGGATTAATGTTACGCTTGCTGTTCCAATAGTCTCTGTCAAAACAACGCCTCCTCTGTCTGTTCAATTAACAACCCATGTCGTATCTTGTATGCTCGTTTCTGCACCCACTCAGGCTTAACACCGAAAGGGTTGAAGCATACGCCTGTCTTACTGCAATACCCGTAGTCTTCCATCATCTTTTGATATAGCAAGCGGCTCTTACCCGCCTACCACTCACACTTGGCTGACTGTTAATCATCGTTACTATCTCCGTACACGTTTTCTCATTATCCACAGGCATCGTATCAACCACAGCAACCATCCCATTAACTATGGTTATAAAGTAAATAAGATAAGTCATTCTTCCTCCTCATTTAATTTCTGTTCATGTTCCCATAATGCTTCCACAGCTTCTGGAAAATAATCTATACCAGAAAGTTCACAATGCCATAACTCTCGACCATCTTTTACCCATCTTGTAAAATTTCCTAGCTCTTGGGCGTACTTAGAAACATCCCCAACTCTACTCTGAATTACATTTACTATCATATGTTGTCATCCTCCATAAGGTCAATCGATTCTGACAGTATACCATTCTTTTGGTTATATTGCAAGCCAAATTTAGTCCCAGTCGCGCGCCCGGTAAACCTGTCTTTTAACACACGAAATGTGGTGGTCTGCCGCTTGATAGGATCGGAGTGCTGCTTGTTGCGCTCTAACCCAAACATATAGTGGCTCCACCTAGCGATAGCACGAGACCCAGTAAAGTGTTTCTCTAGCACACGTCCACCCTCCTCATGCGCCTTACCCTCTGGTGTGGTGAGGTGACTAATGAAGTGGATGATGATGCCTAGCTCTTGTGCCAGTGAGGCCATGTCTGCCATGATACCGTCCAGCGCACGTCTCTCATCCTGCTCATTAGCCGACAGCGCAGTCAGGTGGTCTAGGTAGATGTGGTCAATGTCATAAGCCTTGTTAAAGAACTTGATGATATTCTTGATACTACGCCAGCCCATCGCACCGAAGTGCTCCATCATGTACAGCTGCTCACGCTCCTCCAACCTGTCAACACTCTCCTCGTACTGCTTTCTTGTCCAATCCATATCAGGCACATGGTACAGCTTCTTATCTAGCTTACCCATCACACGCTGACTTGTCTCTACCACGTTCTGCTCAAGGTAGATAACACCAACCCGCAAGCCCAACTTGTCAATGTCATAGGCAATCTGTTGAGTAAACACGTCAGTCTTACCGACCCCAACACCAGCACCGAAAGCATATAGCTCACCCTTACGTCGCCCATAGGTTACCTCTGTTAGGGTATCGAAGCACCACGGCACACCTGCTACTGGCGGGGCTAACAACCTCTCCTTAATATCTGTTACGGTGACGATGCCCTCTGGCTTGTACGCATCAGCCCCATGCCAAGCGTTGTTAAACTGTGCCTCACTCTTATGCGCTAACCATTCACACGCATCCTTGTAGTCGTTGTGATGCCTGAACATACACGCCTTCGACCCCAACAGTTCAGCTACCTTCTTCGTGGCCTCCTTCCCCGGCTCATCGTTGTCAAAGCAAATAACCACCTTGTCGAATGAGTCAATCCACTCGAACGCTGCCTTACAGTCGGCTAACGCACCCTGAGCACCGGAGCGCACACTAACAGCAGGGAGGCTAGTCATCTGATGGACAGCCAAGGCATCGAACTCCCCCTCTGTCAGCGAGAGCACCTTCCCTCCCTGTTGGAAGCGACTTTGACCGAACAGCGTCGCACCCTTCCAATCACCCTCGACCTTGAACTGCTTGTCAACACTCCTCACCTTGAACGCTATGGTCTCCCCTGTCCTGTTGTGGTAAGGGAATAACACCTCGCCATCAGTGGTTTGCTCCACTTCGTAGGTACGCATAGTGGCATTGGTTAACCGTCGAGCTGGAAAAGCCCCCACATACGCATCAGAACGGGCTACAACGGGTTTCTTTGCCTCGGTGTATACATGGGTATGGGTAGAGGGTTCTATCGCCGCCTCGTCCCTCCTGTACGTCCCGCAATTGAAGCACTTGGTACTGCCATCTTGGTTAACAGATAGTGGGTCAGTGCCTCCGCAGTCGGGGCATGGTTGATGTATCTTCTTGAATGCCATTATAAATCCCAGTTGTCATGTAACACCTGCATCGCTTCGTGCTCCTCGATGGTTAGTAGTCTCCTCTGTTTCTCGTGATAGAGGGATTCTAGAAACTGCTTGAGTCCTATCTCTTTAATCAGCTCGTGCGCGTCAGTCAATGTATAGTATAAGGATACCTCCGCTTGTATCCCTATACAGTCCTCTTCTTTACCCTCAAGCGTGTTAATCATATAATTCCCTCTTATCTTCATAGTCTATATAGTTAGCAACATCCGTGCCAACCTCGCTTCTTAAATCTTCACGGGTTAACACCTTCACCTCGTCAGATATGTAGCTAAAGCAGCTCTCACACATATCTAAGAAGCTATTGTCGGCAACTTTCTTTATCGTTGCCTCAAATGGTGTTAAAATCACGTTACAGCAAGTGCATCTCATCTGTTCACCTCGTAAGTTGTTAGTTGACTGTCCCTGATTGGTTTAGCTATGACAGCAAACAAACACAGGAACAGTATATATCCTACCACAATTTTCACTTAACCCTCACTAATTTAAATACGCCCTCTTGGTTATTCTCCTCCAACCAGTAGACGGCATTAGCCCTCTCAGTTGTACGATAGACGATCAGGTTCGTCCACTTGGTTCTGATCTCATACATCATATGTCGATGTCCCTAAAAGAAATGTCAAAGGATAGGCTATCACCTAGGTTGTTGAATGCCTCTCTGATGGGCGAGAGGATACCTTCAAGCTCCTCAATTGTTAGCATTGAGGTGACGGTAAGGGTAACAGCCGGAGCTGCCCCATCCTCCTCGTTAGCATAGCCCTTAACCGTTATGTTGCGTATAAGCATCTTCATCCTCCAAGTCAAAGTCTTCTAACCTACGACCATTACCGAACTCCCACCCACTCTCATAGGCGTCGTACTCAGGCTCATCGACGTAGGGGTTTTCGTAGGGCATACCGTTGTAACCATCGATAGCCCCTATGCTGTGACAGATTGCGTAATCTCTCATCATGCCTCCACGTGTTGATGGTTAATAGATACAGAGACAATGGAATCCCTAGCTATGCTACGATAGCCCTTCTTCTGCATATCCCAGATGGTGATGTAGGCGTCTTTATCCAAATGGTTAACCCCTACCCCTACTGGATGGCGCAGGGCTTTAATGACACCCATACGACCATTCAAGGTGCGAAGCTCACCCGACTTCTTATAGAATTGAACCGTGACAAAGCGACCAGCGCTGTTTAAGATTAACTCGTCTAGCATAACCCCTCCTGTATAAATTGTTTACGCACGATAGCGGCTAACTCATCCGCCTCAAGCATGGCTTTGTCCTTCTCGACGTCGTACTGCTCAGCGTCGTAGTCTTCTTTGGCCTCGATGGCCTCTCTGTCGTAGTCATTCATTGTGGTAACTCCTCGGGATAAACTGTTCCACCATAGTAGGCGACAAGCGCGCCCATGATTGTAAACTTGTCGATTGTTTTACCGCGCATGATCTGATCGTTGACGTAATCAGCGATAAAGTGGGCACACGCAGGGGTAATATGGTTCTCCATTAGATAAGCCCTTTAGCCTTATTAGCCAACGTCAGCACACGCCCAACACGCCACTTGGCTGCGAACACACTTTTAACCACACGCACACGCTCGTTATGGGGGTTGATAAGGTCAACAGCACCGTTGCTACGGGTGACTATAAAGAAATTGCGATAAGATAAAATTGTCATTCTGATTGCTCCAATTATCTAGCAAAAGCGCTAGGCCACGGGCACCATCGATGCCCTAGGCTTAATGCTCTAAGCTGATTCCATGATTACTTTATCCTCATATGACAGCACATAATCAGGGTATTCGACCACTCCCTCAATACTAGGGGCTTTGTGTATGCTCGCTTGTAGGCTTTGACCATACCTATACAGTTCAGCGGCTATATCTTCGTATTCGTCACGCGCACCTTTAAGCGTTTTAAACCCGATAGCATCCTCTAGATAGTCATCACCAATCCGTAGAAAATACATTGTAAACCCCCCAGTTATCTAGCAAAAGCGCTAGGCCACGGACACCATCGGATGCCCTAGGCTTAATGCTCTAAACCGCGAAACCGCGCCTTATTGCGATTTCTTTGATGTCGTTGGTTCCCTTAACTTTTAACCCCACAATAGAACCCTTGACATCTTCCCAACGCCTATCGTGCGCGTCCCCGTCAATAACTGGAATGCCCTTAAAGGTTTTAGGGACAGTCGATTTAAAGACTATGGCGACATTCATTCCCGCAGCCAATATTGTTTTGATGTCGCTGTCGGTGTGGTTTTCATGGCGTGAAAATGTCACGTTAACATTTTTGAATTGTTTTAACTGTAACGCTAAATCGGTGCGCTTTGTATACTCGTGAAAATTGATGTCCGGATATCTAGCGTAGATTTCTGACCAATCTAGATCGGATGTACCGTTTAATCTAACGTCCAACATCTTACCAACTTTTTTGGCCTTGGCGTATGCTTGCAACAGCTCACCCTGCAATTGAATCATAAACAATTCACGCTGATCGTGTAGATATTCGGTGCGCTTGCGTCTTGCTTGCTTGGCGTTATCCATCCGCATCCGTCCGCTATTGATCAGGCATGTTTTCCGGCATGTTGCGCTTGCGCCTGCACACATTGCAACATTATACAATGGATCAAGGTATAGAATCACACTTTGCACATTGTCGGTTTGGGTCTTGGCTAACTTAGCCGATTGGTGAGTCAATAATTGCATTGTCTATGCTCCGGTTGTAAAGGTTCACTATAAACCCTTATTGATAACCCCATTGTTCACAGGGTTATTGTAAGGGTTTATTCTGGCACTACCTTATCGACAATATACCGTCGTTGTATAGCGTCAATATCATCCCATACTAATAAGCCCGCATCCATGTAAGCCGCACCCATAGCATCAAAGCGCGCATCCGCTTTATGATAATCACGTCGTGTTTGGGTTTGCACGTCAATATCGCCAGATCGATCATCCCAAAATAAACGTCCAAAAACCTTATACTCTAGGTATGCCTTAGTGACATTGTAGAGTGCCTGCTCTTTCGTAATCATTGTCTTAGCTCCGGTTATAAGGCTTAGATATTAAGCCCTTATTGATAACCCCGTTGTTCGTAGGGTTATTGTAAGGGTTTAAGCTGTCGCGCTATACTGTGCATCCCATTGACTCATAAATGGGGTGATAGTGTGATCTACGACGTATTCGTCTGGCTCAAAGGTACAATCAGGAATAACCAAAGCCCAACCAACTACATTGTCTGCGCTGTCTCTGATTCTCAATTGTGACTCATCGACTGACTCTGCCGCATCCTTGATGGCCTTGTATGATGTTGAGCGCTTGACCTGCCATTCTTCGCCATCCCATACAGAGATGGTACAGCCCTGCGCCAGTGCGTACTTGATAAGGTTTAGGTGAGCTTTTTGCATCCTTGTTACTCCTAGTATAAGGCCGCGGTATTGCGTCCTCTTGGTTCTATTATACCTGCATTAATTACGTGACCTTACAATTATTATTACCCTAGTAAATTGTGTGGGTATTGTGTAGGGCTTGACAAGCTGTGCAGTGTGTGCTCTAAGTGGGTGCTTCATTGCCCCATCTACTACCACATCTTCAAAGCCTGTGCAACCA